ATAAACTTAAGCTAGACGAAGAATGGACCAGTTGATAGGCTGGGTAGTTCCTTGTCCGTGATTAACTTGAAGGTTAGAGCCACTCATGCGAAGCGCTACTTGGTTGGCATTTTTAATGTCTACAAGGTTAGTTCCGGTTAGCGACGTGGTGACAATAGAGACAGCGTTATAGCTTGCCGGATCGCCGCTATTAGGCAAGTAAGCCGTAACCAAGTAAACAGCGTCACCGGTAGGGATAGCGGTAAGCGTCGTCCACGTAGAGTTAGGGACGCTAGTGGTGCCGTTGTTGGTGGAGAAAATGCCGCCAGTGACTCGTGCAGTGTTACCTAAAGACCCAACAGCAGTAGTGGTGCCGATTAGCGCATTGCCGTTGGAATCGATGCGAGCGCGTTCGGCGGTACCGGCTCCGTTGCGGAAATAATGTGTGTTAGCGTCGTAGTAATTCTCTGAGGTATTGTTATAACCAACGTACAGAGACGCAACGCCGCTGTTTACAACTTCTAGGCGAGACACGGGGCCGGTCGATCCAATCCCGACGTTGCCGCTGGTATCAACGCGCAAGGCTTCCGAGCCAGCTACATTAATAGTAAAATCATCGCTTGAGCTAGACGTTTTACCTAAACGCCACTTTTCAGAACCAGCTACTAAACCCCTAACGTCCGCAATAGTCGTACCTGACGCATCTGAAAGGTTTAAGTCTAAGCGAGCAAAATCATCATCTTCTACCTCTAGCTTTGCGCTGGGGCTTGCGGTGCCGATGCCGACGTTGCCGACGGCGTCGATGCGCATGGCTTCGCTACCGGCTGTTTCAAACGCAAATTGACTCCCGCCTGCCGTGGAGCTAAACTGCGTAATGTTAGCGTCAGCCGTTCCGTCCCCGTTCACATAAATATTGAAGTTGTTTCCATCTGCTTCCATATACAAACGAGAGGCCGCAGACGCGCCTGCGTTTGGGTTGCGAATGGCTAGCGCTGGTGCGTTGTCGTTAGAATCTCTATATACGTCTAAACGATAACCAGGACTGGTCGTGCCGACGCCAACTCGATTGTTTAACGCATCAACGTAAAGGGTATTAGTATCAACCGTCAGACCATCAGCCGTAACGGTGCCATTAACGTTAACACTAGAAAGCGTAACAGTTCCGGTAGCAGTAATGTTGTTGAACGTGGCAGTGCCGGTAAAGGTCGGGGAAGCAATCGGAGCGGCTTGGCCAAATGCCGTTTGAATAGCCGTAAACTCCGTGCTAAACTCAGCGCCTTTGATAACTTTAGCTGGGTCGTTCGTAGGCAGCGAATCTTTCAAACCAAAGTTAGTGGTGGGCGTGTACGTAATTGCGATGATAGTCTCCTAACCGGGCGCTGCCCTAGTGTTTGTTTCCTTTTGAGCGATTTTCGCTAGCCGGGATGACTTGTAAGTTCCACGGAACATGAAGTCCGCTAACATTTTTTCCACGTATGGGAACTATATGGTCTACCTCGTGTGGTATGCCTGTCATTTTTGTTCTAAGGTCACGCAACTCATACGTTTCTTCAATCATAAAACGGTGATCGTCTGTTAACCACAGCGGTATAGCATTTTTTAATCTGCGCTTATAATGCTTATTAACTTTAGCTTGATACTCTTTTAGCCAACCGTATTCGTGATAATAGCGATAACGATCTGAAAGAATCTTTTCTCTGTTTTTAACGTAGTATTTTCTACGCATAGCATTCCATGATTCTTTATTTTTTTCTCTATATTTGGAATTGTATTCCTTTAGTGCTGGATTTCGACATGGTTTACAAGAGCCACGATATCCATCTTTACAAGTAGAAGCCTTACTAAATTCTGTATATGCTTTTAGTTTTCCACAAGTTTTACATTCTTTCATGTTACTCTCCTATGGCGGTAGAAGAGCAGGGGTACTAGGGCCGCCACCCGTTCCCCCTGCAAGGTACTACACTTACACGGTGCCGAAAAGCTTCACGCCAGCTTCAGCCCTGTACGTTTCTACACCGTACAAAGTATCGGCAACCATAAGGTCTGCAAGGTACTCAGCCTTGTACTGGGTCTGGACGCGAACGCCGAGCTGCTCCGCAAACACAATGGCGTCTTTGTGCATAAGCAGAGCGCCTTTCTCGTCAGTGTTCTCGGTGGGCAGGTTGGTGGACACGTACACGTCAACGCCGTAGAGCGAACCAATACGGCCCGTTTCAACAGGCTTGCCGGTTACGAAGTCGGTGCTAACGTAGTTGGTCACGCCAAGCAGTTCCTTCTTCATTGCGGGCGGAATGACAAACACGCGATTGTCCATCGGGACGTCGTTGTCGTCAAGCACCTGAATGGCTTCGCGGAAGCCTTGATCGCGGAACGTAGCCGTTGCCGTACCAGCAGCGGTTTGCGTGCCGCCAGCGGACAGGAACTCAAGCTGAGAGGTGAAGTTAGCAGCTTCAGCGATGAGCGCCGTGTCAACGCGAGTAGCAAGAGCGTAGCCAGCGTCGGAGGTGTAGAACTGACGGAGGCTGTTCAGAGCCTGTACGTCAACAATATCCTCAATCAGTCGGCTGTACTCGTAGTGCTGGTCGATAGCAATCGTCAGCTCACCTTCGGTGGCCGTGATTAGCGTCACTTCCGTTTGAGCAGCCTTGACGCTAGCGTTGCCACGCGTCGGCTTCGGAATGTGAATCGTGTCGCCTTTCTTGCCGGTCATGCTCATGGAGCGGACGAGAGGCTTAACAACCAGGGACTTTTCGTATGCAGCAATGATTTCATCGGACCAAATCTCGGGGATGAAGGTAGCTGCGGTGGTCTTCGTTACGTGGTTAGAACCCAAAGGCATAATAATTACTCCGTTAGTTTAATCATTTAACTCGACCTTCTTGATACGCTTTCATGATTTCAGGCATGAGGGCTTCGTATCGTTTCGGGTCTCGGTTCATAAGTTCAATAATGTCTCGACGACGGTAAACCTTTCGTGACTTAGTGCTGTCAGGATTGGACCGTGCCGAACCTGTAGAAGCTTTCTTGATTTCGTTCTTCTGTGCCGCTTGCTCTACCTTAGCGGTTTGCTCAACGATGCTACGGCGCTCCTTGTACAGAGAGAGTAGCTCGTCTGCGGCAGCAAAGTCATAACCTTTATCTGCTCGCTCAAACAGCTCACGTCGAACCTGCGACTTACCAACCCACTCCTGAAAGCCAGCGTCCGTAAGGACATCTTTCATGTCAGGGTGTGCAGCTTGTAGTTGTGCTAGCGCTTGAGACTTTGCCATCTCTGCCGCCACAGCCTGAGACTGCTTAAGCATTGGATGGTTCTCAATAGCCTTCCTAACTGCTGCTTGCGGATCGGTGAAGAAGTCCACCTCGTCCACTTCTGGTTCCGGTGCAGACGGGGCTTGTTGCGCCGCAATGGACTGCTTAACCATTTCGTCAAAGGCTTTCCGTAGCTCTCCGACTTCTTGGCTTTGCTGTCCTAAGCGTTGCTCAAGCTCTCTGTGCATCGTTGCAATCTCTGATGCACTTTTGCCCCTGTACTTCTCGGGGAGATCGTCTTCGGATGCTTGTGGCTGTTCTGCCTCTTCCGCTTCAACATCAACGGCTTCTGGCTCTAGCTCCTCAAGCGTACCGACTTCGGTTGCCTCATCAAGCTGTTCTTCGGGGGCGTCTACTAATCGTGCCATTATTGATCTCCGGCCCTTTAAGGTAGCCGCTATGCGGAATGCGTAGCGGCCCTTGTGGGTTATCAGATTAAACTAAACGGGGCGTATGGCTATGCTTGTCCGTTTTTCTTACCAGCCTTCTCGTGCTCCCTCACCCACTTCATGTGAGCACCGGGGAAACTCCCCGAATAACCTTCAAGTTTGCAACGAACGGGGCTGATGATGCGCTTGGCAGGTTTACCGCAGGCTCCGCACCGAAACGAGTCGCTATCCCTACCAAACACTTCCGTTACTGTTGAGCAGCTTTCACACTGCACATCCCAAATTTTACGCATGTTTATTCCGAATCTTCCGATTGTTGCTCTGCGGCTAGCACAGCGTTTTCCCAACCGGCGACTTGCAACAGCGTTTCAAACTTACCTTTAGCTTTCCAAAACTCTTCAGAAGAATTAATGGCGCCAAGGTTTAATGATTGTAGTGCTACGTTAATCTCGTTCTGGAAATGCTTCCAGCCGTCCGTAAGGAACAAGCTACGACAATCATCAAAAAACCGCTGATCTTCACTATTCATCTACCTTCTCCTTAGCGGTGCGTCGCGTAGGCTGAGGAGCAGACATAAGCTTATCTACTTTTTCCTCAATGACGTCAAGGCGCTTAAAGATGTCTTGAAGATAGGACGTAGTGTTCTTAACTAACTCATCAAACTTTTGTTGTGTTACTAGCGACATGGTTGTCTCCGTGAGGCCATGAGTGTATTGCTTAATGGTGTATATATTTTATCACATTTTGACGCAAAAGTCAAGACCTATTTCTTACTCTTTGTACCGCTGCATTTCCAGCGCTTGCGGCTAAGGCGTAGCGGACTGTTAGGGTCTTTAGCTGCTTTAGGGTGATCACGCATTTGTCCGGCGCTACGTGCGCAATAGCTGTCACCTTTGGACGTGCCTGGGCGTACACGCGGCCCGCCACCTTTAGCCTGTCCCGCCTGCCCATACGACACTTTCTTGCCGCTAGCGGTTACTTTGACCTTTGCCTTGCCCTTGGCGGGTTTGCGACTAGTAGCCATTACGCTTCATGCTCCGCGACGTACGCTTAGCTTTTGTGCTAGACGCTGCACCAGCACGCTTCAGGCACTTACCAGCCTTCTTGCACTTAGCAGGGGACGGACAGGATGCACAGGGTTTCATTGTTCAACTCCTTGAGGTTGTTGCGGCCCGCCAGCGGCAGACAGTTGTCGAATCAGTTCAGCCTCTGCTCGCGCTTTGGCCATTTCTGTTTCATTGGTTTGCTTAACACGAAGCTCTTGCTCTTTAAGCAGCAGCTCCGCCATCTTAACGCGACGCTCAAAGTCTTTGTCTGCTACGCCGTCGTTGTTCTGGTCGCTGTACTTAAGCGTAAGCTCCGTGGGTGCAAGCTCCGTTTCCGTGTTGTACTTGTTAGCACGCGACTGAGACTCTGCGGCCTGTGCTTGCAGAAGTTGTACTTGTCCCTGTAGCACAGCCATCTGCGCTTGCTGCTGCGCCATAGCCATTTGCTGAGCTTCTGGGTTAGGCTGATTGCCAGCCTCAATGGCAGCAATAAGCTCGTCACGGTTGGTGACGTT